AGGTGGTAGTTTAGAAACTACACTTGGCTTGCCTCCCGGCGTAAGTGGTGCGGGTATCACGACTGTTAACCCCAACGGCACAATTACAACTCGTCCAAATATCCCTAATATCCCTGAAGGCGGCTTCACGGGGGCTAAGAGTTTACGTAATGCTTGGGAACAAGGTGGCGGTAACTTAGGCTACACACCTTACGTACCAACAAGTATTGAAGACTTCAATACTAAATACAACAAGTTAACCGGTGGCTCTAAGCAATCTATGGATTACTTGACTGGTAAAACACCTTACTCACCTACACCGTACACTCCTACTGGCGAAGTGATGAAGCCTTATGCCGAGTCGGTATTGGGTATGCCAGCTAATACGTCTAAGAAGATGTACTTGTTTGATCCTGCAACTAAGCAGTACAAAATAAACCCCGACTACGCTATCCCAACGTACGATGCTAAGGGCAACAAAGTCTACAACGTCACTAATAAAGATGTAATTGCGCAGATGGCGACTAAGCCATCACCCGCTGACTTTTATAACTGGGCTAAGACAAACAACCTGTCGGTTGAGCAAATTGCTGCGGCTACAGGCATGCCTATTACTGAAGTTCAAAAGTTGTTCTCTGGCGGCGCTCCAGCGGATACAAGCACAGCTACCGGCGATGCTTCTTCAGAAAGTTCTTCTGGTACGGGCGGTCAAGCCGAAGGCGGTTTAGCTGCTTTAACTATGGCTCGTGGCGGTACTACGCACATGCCGTTCTTTTCAAAGTCAACTGGCAAATTCACTTCACGCGGCCCACAGGTCTATGCAGATGGCGGTGCTGCTCAATTTAATCTTGGTGGTTACTCTGATGGTGGTCGCTTATTAAAAGGCCCCGGTGATGGTGTATCTGATTCCATCCCTGCAACTATTGGTAACAAACAACCTGCTCGATTAGCCGACGGTGAATTTGTAGTACCCGCACGTATTGTGTCTGAGTTAGGTAATGGCTCAACAGAAGCTGGTGCACGTAAGCTCTATGCAATGATGGACAGAGTCCAAGCCGCCCGTAAAGGTTCAATCGGTAAAGGCAAAGTGGCTAACAACAGCCGTGCCGACAAATATCTTCCAGCGTAAGGAAAAGACATGGCTACAACTCCATCTTCAGTAACGGAATATCAAACGGGCTTTGCGCCCCAGATTGCACCCTATGCTGAACAGCTACTAGGGCAAGCGCAAGCGCTGACCGACACTTCGGCTAACCCTTACATGCAGTACCAAGGGGAGCGTAATGCTCAGTTCTCCCCATTGCAGAATCAGTCATACGAGAATGCTGCGTTAATGCAGACTTCACCGCAGTTAAAAGATGCCACAGCCATGGCTGGTGAGGCAGGACTTGGTGCATTGAACACAAGCTTTACGTACAACCCATACTCAACAGATAAGTTTACTGGGGCAAACGTAACCCAATACATGTCTCCGTACATGAACGAAGTTGTTGCTCGTCAACAAGCTGATGCGCAGCGTCAAGCTGATATTGCTGCGCAGGGTCAAGATGCTGCCGCTGCCCGTGCTGGCGCTTTTGGTGGAAGTGGTAACTACATCATGCGTGGGCAAGCAGCCGGTAACTTGGCTCGTCAAAAAGGTGACATTGCAGCTACTGGGGCACAAAATGCTTTTCAAAACGCCCAACAGCAATTCAATCAATCCCAAGCTCAAAACTTGGCTGGCGCACAACTAAACGCACAACAAGGGCAGTTCGGTGCAGGCCTTGGTCTTCAGGGTTTACAGACTGCGTTAACTAGCGCAAACGCATTAGGTCAGTTGGGTCAGCAGCAGTACCAGCAAAACATGGGTGTTAACGCACTGCAGAATCAATACGGCTTGCAACAACAAGCGCAGATACAAAAAGATCTTGATACTAAGTATGGTGATTTCCAAAATTATCAAAACTACCCATACAAGCAACTCGGCTTCATGTCCGATATTATTCGTGGCGTACCGCTGACCCAGACTGGCTCTTCTGTCTATCAAGCTCCTCCTTCTACTGCGCAAAACATTGCTTCGTTAGGTCTCGGCGCGGCTGGTGTCAGCAAGCTTTGGGGTGGTGCAAATGGTGGTCTAGCTCAAGCTATGGCTGAAGGCGGTATGGCTTATTCAAACGGCGGTGGCATCGGTGCACTTGCTTTAAATCATTTGGTCTAAGGAAAAATTATGTCAATTGATATGGCATCTGTTTATGCCGAGCGGTTTAAAAGCAACCCCGACATGCTCCGTGCTGCGGTTATGGGCCAAAGTCCTGACCCTAAGTTAGACCCTTATACGGCGCTAAATGCACTGCGTTTGGTTAAAGAATCCCAGCAAATGGCTATGGCGGGTCAGGCACAACAACCTACCTCTGCTCCATCTATCCTTGCTCAAAATTTAGCTCCTCCTGCACCCCCACAAGGTCTGGCTGCGATGATGCCTATGGGTGCTCCCGCAGGTCAAATGCCACAACGTGCTGCCCCTGCTCCCGTTATGCAAGCAGCCTCTGGCGGTTTGGCTAGTTTGCCGACTACAGATGAAGACTACTGTGGTGGCGGTATTGTTGCTTTTGATGATGGTGGTCTTACTTTGCCTCCCGGTACACCGTTTGATGAAGACGAAACAGGTTTGTATCCAGAAGAGTTAACGGGCGGCGGCACAGACGACCAAAGAGCCCAAGCGTCTGATAACGTTCAAGAAACACGCAAAATGATTATGGGTATGAACGATGAAGGTATGAGTCAAGCTGAATTTAACCAAATCCGTCAAGACTCTCTTGATTTTGCTAAGAGAAACGCTGGGCCAAATATTTACGATCCAGCCAATCAACGACTTAAAGAACGAGAAGACGCACGGAGCAGGAACAATAGCCAAGGAGAAGGTCTAGCTTTACTAGCCGCCGCTGGAGCTATTCTAGAAGGTAACAGTTTAGCTCGAGGTGCAGCAAAAGCATTCCCTGCATTTGCGCAACAGATGGGTGAAGTAAAACGTGCCGACCTAGCTGAACAACGGTCTATTGAGAGCATGCAATTCTCTCTAGCTGACGCCCAACGCAAAGAACGTATGGGTGATATTCGTGGTGCTCAAGCCGCAGCCGAGACTGCGCGTAAAGAAAAAGTTGACGCTAATAGGTTTAAGTTAAACAAAGCTCAAGCTTTAGCTAAGTTAGACGCTGACGTATACAAGGCTGCTAATCGTCCCAATAAAGGCGCTGGTGCTCAACCAACTCCATTTAATGTTTTGTTTAACGCTAAACAAGCGCTGGCAGAGGATCCAAAAAATCCCAAATTACAAGCAGCAGTTAAAAACGCAGAGCAGTCAGTTGCAGCTACTAAACAAAGTTTTTCTATTGGCGAAAGCGGCCCCAACAGACTTGGCGCACAACAAGAAGCGCTTACATCTAAAGAGAACATCGAGGCAAATAAAGCGCTCGATAAGCACAAGCTTATGCAGGGGCGCGAATGGAGAAAATCTGTTGAAGCTGCGGGTGGTGTAGAAGCAGCAGAAAAGCAATTTAAGAGCAAGTGGATTACAAACAATCCACAAAGTGCCGAAGCCGCCCCCACAAAATCAAGTGCTGCACCCGCCGCATCAAAACCAACTGCTGCAACTAAAGTAGTATCTATGGCGGACGTTAACGCTACAGTGGCGGCAAGTGGCAAGACAAGACAAGAAGTTATAGACGCATTAAACGCCAAAGGCTACACTGTCAAATAAAGAGGTAATTTATGGCCGGTCGTGATTTAAGCGCTGAGTTATTTCCCACACCGGCCCCCTCTCAACAGGGTCGGGATTTGAGCGCGGACTTGTTTGGCGAAACGTCATCTTTTGATGAGATTAAAAACGTAGGTAAGCGCGGCTTAATTCAAGCGGAAGAGACAAGAAATTCTTTGGCCTTCCAGTCTGGGGCGATTGATGCTAAGACATACGCTGAGCGCATCAGTGCTTTAAACCGCCAACAAAAACAAATCAAACCCACCGGTGATGTAGCTGCGGGATTAGAGCGCCTACAAGACGCCAACGAAACTGGAAGCTATGCTGACGTAGCCAAAGAAGTTATTAAACCAAAGAATTGGAAAGCCTTAGCTTCCCTCGTTGCGGAATCTGCTGTAGCTACATTACAAACTGTACCTATCGTCGTAGGCGGAGGTCTTGCTGCCGGGCCCCCCGGTCTTGCAGTTGCTGCTGGTACAACTTCTTTTGCCACTGAGTTTGGTTCAGCAATTGGTGAACTCTTAGAAAAAAAGAAAGTAGACACTTCAAACACCGCCGCTGTACAAAAGCTTTTAGAAGACCCCAAGTTTATTTCTGAAGCCCGTGAGTACGGTCTGAAGCGGGGCATTCCCGTTGCCGCATTCGATGCACTGTCGGCTGGTTTTGCTGGTCGGTTTGTTAAGGCACTTAAAAACGCGGGAACTGGTATAACTCGCAAAGCGGCGGTTACGGCTGGAGCAAAAGAAGCTGGCACTCAGATTGGCGCGGGCATGGCTGGCGAAGCTGGCGGGCAGTTATTAACAGGCGAGAACAAACCCTTAGATGTACTTATTGAAGGCTTTGCAGAACTCCCCGGCGGTGTTGCTGAAGTAGCTACAGGTGCGCGTAACCGTGGAGAAAAAGGCGCTAAAGGTAAAGACTTAAGCTCTGAGCTATTCGGCAAAGAAACTAAAGTCCCCGCAAAGACTGCCAAGGGTAAAAATTTAAGTTCCGAATTGTTTGAGGCAGCGCCTCCCCCTCCACCCCCTGCGCAAGTAACAGCAGCAACGCCTGACCAAGCACGTGCCGAGCGGATTGCCGCACTCACTGAAATCAATTTACAACTAGGCATCCCCGTAGAGAATGCTGAGAATATTGCCACACGCAAGGTCGATGCAGAGTTAAAGGCCGAAGCCAAATCTGCGGCTATTAAAATACCTGAAGGCCGTGTTGAGCAGGTTACACAAGATTTAATTGCCTCTGGTGTTGACCCACAGCAAGCAGTAATTGACGCACAAAAGTTAGTTCAAGAGGAGGTACAAGCAGATGAGCTTGCGCAGAACGAAACAAGAGGAGCAGCAGATATTGCTGAGCCTATCAGTACTCCAAGTGGAGAAAGCGTTAATCTGGCTGGACAGTCCAGTGCAGAGTCCACCACCGGAGGAGCTATTGAGCCTGTCACAAGTGGAGTGGTATCTGCTAGACCGGATGTTGCAGGAGTTACTGTTGGAGAAACAAGCGAGCAAGCTCCACTAGAAGTAGCACCCGTTGAAACACCCCCTGCATTAACGGCAGAGGAAGAGCTAGACAAGAAAAGCCGGGAAGAAACAAGTAGTCTTCCTTTTGAAGAACTACGCGCCAAAACAAAAGAAGGCGTTAGTGCCCCGGGTACTGTGTACACAGCCACTTATGATGATATTGATACAGACTTAGAAGGCAATAGAATAGCCACGCCAAATAGCGCAGACTATAAAGTAGTTCGTATGGATGGTGGTTGGACAGTTGTTTCTGGTGCCGATGGTAGTAATCCCGTTCTACTTCCACCTTCTAGAGCGGCTGCAAACACTGATGAGCAGTTAGTAGAACAGCAACATAACAAATCATCACTTGTAAGAAACACCGTAGTTACACCCACTGAAAATAAAGGAGCCGACGTTGGCACTCAAACCTCTGAAGCCGTCAAAACAACGCAAGAAGGACAAGAAGCACCACCAGCCGGAGCAGTAACTAAAGGTAAGGTTGGTCGACAGCGTGTCGTGCATAGGCACGTAGTTAGTAAAAACTCCGAGGGTAAACATGAGCACGTTACCGATGGCGAAGTAACTGCAACTTACGATACCCAGAAACAAGCTACTGCGGCTGTCAATCTGGCTAGGGCGCAAGACGATAACAATGCCGTAAAAATTGCTAAGTTCCAAGCTGAACTTGACAAGGCGCTTGCTTCAAAAGGTAAAGGCCGACCTGCCGCTGAAAAAACAGAAGATGGCGTTGTTGAATTAAGCAAAGACGAGCGCGAAGAGATGGATGCGTTGGAGTCGGCGCTTGAAAGGTACAACTCAACTGCAGACGACAGCGCGGCTAAAAATTCAGCGCTATATATTAGCGACGCCGCAAATGACCAAAACGTACCAAAAGCCGTACGTGAGCGTGCCAAGCAAATGCTTGAGGATGAAGTTGATCCAAAAGACATTCCAAAGATGCTCCGTTCTTCCGAAGCCAAGGTAGCCAAGCCCGATGCAGGGTTCAGCAATCTGACCACTGGCTCACAAGCAATTGCGCAAATCATTAAGACTGGCAATTTGTTTCAGCGTTTTGTTGCGCAGCGCATCCGCAACTTTATGGTTGGTGTTAAGTTCGTGGTGGTTGAAAAGGGCGATGCAACGCCCGCCAATATTCTTGAAGAGTTAAAGGGTGCCCGTGGATTATTTGTTTATACGCCGGGCCTGAAAGAACGTACTGTATACGTGCGTGGTAGTAGCTTCGGAGACCAACAAGGCATTAATAACGTAACAGTGCTGCACGAATTGCTGCACGCAGCAACGGCTAGTCGTATTGAAGCAGGTCTATTAAAAGGTTTTAGAAACGCTAGCTTACAAAAGTTTTTGCGTGAGATGGACGGCATTATGAAGCGTGCCGAGCAGGAATACAAAGACTTGGCGTACCTTGACATGCTTGATGAAGATGTCAACGATCTGGTCGGCAAAACTTATAACCCCAAAACAGACGGCTACGACATATTTAAGAACCCTCATGAGTTCTTAGCCTACGGCATGTCTAGTCCCGCGTTCCAAAAGTTCCTGATGCGCGTGCAAGGTATGCGCAAAGAGCCAACCCTCTTCTCTACGTTTACTAATAGCATCCGTGACTTGTTTGGTATTAAGCAGGATCAAGCTACTGCGTTTTCTGATCTAGTTGACATTACCGACAAGATGCTCAGCACAAGGTTAACTGCGGTTGATACAGGAAGAACTTCGCTTCAGCAGAAAGGGTTTACCCCTCCCGAGTTTGACGAAGAGGCCGACAGCAAAGTAAAGCGCTCCGCTCTCCAACTTGCCAGAGACGCGAAGATTGCAAAAGAAAAAGTGCGCTTGTCTAGTGAAGGCGAGAAAGCTAAGAACGTTGAGTTGATGCAGTTGGCACGTGACCCTAAAGCCGTGCGTAATATATTAGCTAACGTAACCGGCGACCTAGGATACGCAAGACTTGAAGCCACCGTAAAACTACCTACGTTTGATTTCTTGGCTAAATGGGCCGCTGATGCGGGTATCCCTGCGTTAGAAAAAGCTAACACTCAGTTGCAGCGCATGTTAGGCATGTCTCAGCAATTTTTGGTTGGTGCTGAGCGGGTAATTGATTCTATGAATCGTGGGTTTAAAGAAGACCCTAGCCTTAGTCGTACTAAGTTCTCGGAGTTTGTGTATGCCACTACGTTGGCGGAGATAGACCCGTCTGATACCAACACTCGTGTACGTAGCAAACAACTTGATGCCGACTACAAAGCACTTGGCTCTGTTGGTCAACGCATGTACAAGCAGTTAAAAGACTACTATGAATCAATCATTGAGTTGTACTCTGACATATTAGACGAGCAGATAAATAACTTAAAAGGTTTGACACTAGCAGAGAAGAAAAACCTGATGGCTGTCTTGCGTAAGACATTTGAAGCTACGTCACGGATCAAGCCTTTCTTCCCGTTGGTGCGCCGTGGTGATTTCTTCTTAGCCATTGGCTCTGGCGACAAGCGGCAGTTCTATTTGTTTGAAACCCGTGCAGAACGTAACGAAGCCGCTAAACAGATGGCGGCAGAGCGGGGCAAATCTTTAGCCGAACTAATAGCAGATAAAGAGTTTGAGCAGGGTAACGACCTGAAAGAACTACGCGCCGCGACCCAGAATTCCAGCGAGATGCTTAAAAAAGTCTTTGAAGCAATTGATGCTAAGGATATGGGTTCACCCGAAGCCAAGGAAGGTTTGAAGGATGCGGTTTACCAAATCTATCTGACCACTATGCCGGAGCAATCTTTCCGCAAACAGTTTACGCATCGTAAAGGCCGGGCTGGTTTTAGCACAGACCTGCAGCGTAATATTGCCACTACTGCTTCTAAGCAATCCATACAGTTAGCACGTTTAAAATACGCACCACAGCTTCGTAACTCTATGTCCGAAGCACGTAACTCTATTGCCGAGCGCGAAGAGTTGTCTCCGTTTGTGCAAGAAGCCGAGAAGCGTATCAACATGGCGTTGTCTGGTGCTCACGGTTCATTGAGTGAGTCTGTTGCTGGTGTAGCAAACAAGGCGTCTTACTTTTGGTATTTATCTTCTGCTGCGTCGGCTTTGATTCAGCCTTCTAGCGTATTCATTTCTGGCTTGCCTGTGCTTGCTGGTAACTACAACAACGCTTCTGGTGCTGGCTTAGAGCTTGCAAAGATGGCTACGCTGGTTAATCAGTACAGCATCTTCCGCCCCAACCCAGACGGCACAACTTCTATCTCTGCGCCAAGTATTGCTAACAATAAGACTCTACCTGCTGACGAACGCAAAGCAATCAGCGAGATGACTTCACGTGGTGTGTCTGAGTCAACCTATGCCTCTTTGGTGTGGGGCTACAAGAGCATGTCCACTGAGCAGTTTGAAGGTGTCTTAGGTAAAGGTAAGCGTCTTGCAAACTTGATGGTCGGCTCTCTGATGCACAACAGTGAGCGTCTAAGCCGTGAGGCCGTCTATCTAGCCGCGTATCGGTTGGGTAAGAAGCAAGGGTTGGATTACGAGACTGCTGTGCAGAAAGCAGTTGACTCTACTAACGAAGCACTTGGTAACTACGACATAACGAATCGCCCACGGTTTATGCAACAAGGTATCGGTAAAGTTGCGTTTCAGTTTAAGACGTACCCGTTGCAGATGTCTTTGTTGATGCTGACTAACTTCAAAAAGATGCTCCCCTTCCTCAATAAAGAAGGCAAGAAAGAAGCAGCTACTAAGATGTTCGGCATGATGGGTACATCTTTCATCCTTGCTGGTGCGGCAAACATGGCTCTGATTAATCCCATATTGGGACTTGCTGGATGGGCTTGGAGTCAGATGAGTGGTGATGATGACTGGCCTGAAGAACTTAAAGATATTAGCTTTCCAACTTGGTTCTTTGAAGTATTTCTCCCTGAAAACTTAGGTGATGTTACGCTTGGTGGCGTACCCGTAAGCGATCTGATTACTCGTGGCCCATTGAACGCAATCACCGGGGAAGATATTGGGTCCCGTATTGGACTGGCTGATCTATGGGGTCGAGATAGTAAAGAGACTAAGACTTCTCGTGATAGCGCAATCGCTTTTATGCTGGATCACTTTGGTGGCCCAACTGCAAGTATGGGCTTAGGTTTTGCCGACGCCTATGATGCTTACGCAATGGGTGACTATCAAAAGATGATGGAGCGCATGCTCCCTGCTGTAGCTCGTAACCTTGTGGTTGCTAACAAATACGCAGATGAAGGCATGAAGAGCGGTCGTGGTGTTGAGCTTGTCGGCAAAGATGATGTGAAGACGGGTGAAATAATTGGGCAAGCTATTGGTTTCCGTCCCGACATCCTTGCGGCTACTCAAGGGCCAGCGTTTAAGTATTCTGGTGTTGAACAACGCATTTTGAATCAACGTGGTTTGATATTAAACAGACTTGATTTTGAAAAGCGTAAAGAAACTGATGCGGGTGACGATAAGTTCCAAGACATTATCGAAAACGAAGTGGCTAAGTTTAATAAGAAGTACCCATCGTTTGGGCTTGATGCTGATTCAATTTATGAATCACTTCTTAAGAAGGCTGAACAACGTGCAAGTTCTCGTGCCGGTGTATCCATTACAGAAAAGAATGTTTCAATTCTTGGGGAGCCCGCAGATAAATTGCAAGACCGCTTGGATAGACGAGCCGAAGAGATGGCGGCTAAACGTAAGGCCGAAAAAAATCCCCAGTGATTAGCCGGGGATAAGAGGAGAGTGGAGAACTCAACCAAGGACTTCATGACAGTGGGTTCAGTGTAGCCTAAACTCGCCACACTCGCAAACCTTTTATGCCCTCTTCTATAACTACTTTCGTAACAGTAGCCATCTTCAACCGTTTACTTATTGCCGCAATTGTTTCCCGGGCGGCTTTCTCGTCAATGCAGGGTACAAAGAAAGAATAACCGCGCCGGAATTTAGACCAGTCAATCTGATACGACACTGTCTCGATTTTCATCTGTAGCTACAAAGGCATCCATCTGTAAGAACTCGGCGGCGGATGCGTCAAACTTCAGCACCCGTACTGCGGGGGATACAACCTTCATGCCCTTGGACATTCGCTTGTTCACACCCTCTAAGTAAATCTTGGCGTTACCCAATTCTTTCAAGGTGGTCTTGTAGTTGATTTGCTGTTTGACGCAAAAATCTTTAAATTGTTTGGCCGCGATGAAGAGTTCTTTGGTATCTGGCTCGTAGCGTATGAGCAGCTCTCCACGGGGCTCGAGCATGGGCATGGACTGCAGGTTACTACGTGCATCGACTTCGCCATTTACAACTAAAGCGTTAATAATGTGGGCGTTAACAAACTCACCAAGGATTGTTACGGGTGTTGAGTTAGGGGCTTGTATCTCAAACCGCATCTCGCCGAGCATACCCTTGAGCCAGTCGTACACCGCTTTCATGTCGTAGTTGTGCAGTTCCAGTTGGGACGCAATCAGACCACCAGCTATGTTGCACGCTGACACACCTGACCAGAAACGCTCCTTCTGATTAAACTGTACTTCCCGATCAAGCCGAGCCTGAATCTTGCGCACCAAAGCTATTGCTTCTTCCAAGTTATTAACAAGCCACTGAATGTAGATTTCACCGGCATGCCCAAAGTTTTCGCGTAGTTGATGGTCAAACATCTGTTTACCCTCTTGTACCTCGATGATGCCGTTGGGTTCAATCTTGTACTCAAGCAGACGCATGGACTCGCCATCGGGCGTACTCTTTGCCACACCTAGCTTTTCATAGAAGCTTGCATTTGCCGAGCACAAAGTCATACCCTGCCAACTAGTGTTGTTAACACGCAAGGTATTGGTCTGTCCATTCATTTTGTTTTTGCCTCGGCCTTGGCTTATGCTGTACGCCATGTCAGAGAACTCCATACCACTCAGGTTGGTAATTTCGTCAACGGTGTTGGGCAGGTTGTTCATTACGCCTAGCTGGTGCATCTTTGCGTTGAACGTATCCTTGTACATGGAAGTCAAACCTTTGGGTTCACCATACACACTGTTGCACATAAACAAGGCAGTCGACTTTCCTGAGCCAGACTCAGGGTGAATCACGTTAATGATTGCGCCTTCAAGACCTGTAAATTTCAACAGTGGTGAGCCGAACGCTGTGAGTGCGGCAAACGCATGAGGTTCAAGCCCCGGCCTAGCGTACATGTTGAACGCTTCTTTCCACTTCTCCATCGTGCCCTTGACGACTAGTTTTGCGGCAATATCTTTTGTAACGCTTGACGGCGGGCTGTAAAACACTCCGTCTTTTGTAATCTCCCGATCACCTAGGATGAACTTGCTGTTCCCCTCTACCCAACCAAACTGAGTTCTCATGGTCTCTGCCTTTTTAATGTATTGCAAATTTTTAATAAAGAAAACAACATACCTTGCAAGCAATTCGTACTGTGCTTTGTGGGCTACAACTCCGTTATGTGCCAACTGCTTGCGCAACTCATCAGGTGAAGAGATACCCATCGTAGGGATGCTGAACTCTCTGACACCATCGTGCGGTAAGTGCAAACGGAACAAAGCTATCTCGCCAAGCTCAGGATCACGCATGCGCTTGACTACATATAAGTCATGCTCGTACACAAGTTTCGGCTCGGCCTCGTCATCTTCGCTTTCGGGGCGGATGTAAACGCCACCCTTCTTGCCACGGAAAAACGGAAACGGGTACTCTGGTATATGCTGTATCTCAACCTCACCGTCTGAATCTTCAACGGCATATTCATTATCTTCTGCATCGGCTTCTTCAATCTCAACACCGAGCATGATGGGCGATTTAATTTTGCCTCTATGGATGCAACCCTCGCAACCTTGCGGATTGAGTTTTGCAAATGTCGCGCAGTGATGTGGGCCACCTTTGCTACGTAGGTTGTTAACTTTATTGTCAACTTCTACGGCATCGTAACCCTCATGCTGATTCGACAGTTTATGTGCGGCCTTGTCTCCGTCTACGCAGAAAGCTGCAATAGAAAGAGCGGAGCGCCACAGTGGTTCTTCAATGTCGTTTTGGTTTTCAAAGCAGTGATTAAGTTGAGCGCACCCACCTTCACCCTTCATCATGATCGTCTTAAACCGCTTGACCTTGTTGCCCATCAGTGCTTCCATCATCGGGCTCATTGAGCGCGGAATGAAATCGGGTACATCGTCTTTTGGTTCAGGCGCACCAAGCAAGTCTTTAACTTCTTGGTATGTCATGCGAGGCGTCAGTTCATTTAATACTGTTACCTCTTTGGGCTCTTCCTGTTTGAAATTGAATGTGCCGGGGATGCGCAGGATACGTGAAGCCTCAAAGACTGAGGAGTCCACAATCAACCCTTGCTCAACGCACAACTCACGAAGCCGATTGGCTAGTGGCTCCCACTCTCGGCGAGACACTGTTTCTTCTAGTAGCCAGTACGCATGTATGCCGTACCCAGAACTTACTAGTATTGGCCTTGGTAAGCCGACCGCAATGCAGAACTTCTTGAACTCATCGAGTCCGGTTTGCTGATCGAGATAGCCTTTGATAATGCCTTTTTTGTCGGGTACACCTTTGGTTGGGCCACAGTCAATGTCCATCCACAGAGCACGGAAGTATTTAGCATTTTCATGGGTGCGGTTATCCAACGAACCATACTTGGCGCATCCAAAGAATACGTCAATCTTTCGTGAAACAAACCGCTGCGCTAGCTCTTCAACCTCTTCCTTAGTATCTACAAAATTCTGGTCAGGATACTTACCAATCCCCATCACACAGTAGCGCCCTTCCGGTGGCAGTACCGTATTTAGCAGATCGAAAGATGACATGTTTTACTTTATTTGGAGGGTGGCTTGGGTACGGTTTATGTAGTCGCTAATCGCTTCATCGTAGCTATGGTAGGGGGTAGCATCCCCTTTGAACCAATTGTAGATAGTCATCCGAGTTACCCCGAAGACTCCTGCAACTTCGCTAACGCTAATGTTTGCGCGGATACAAACACGACCCAAGGCCACACCCAAAGACTTGATACTTGCTTTTCTATTTGCGAACACCAAGCTTTGGCTGTAACCATAGGGCATATTAATCCTCGTCACTCCAAGCCTTCACCACAGAGTCAAGGTCTTTCTTAACTGTGGGTTTAGGTTCAGCTTTCTTCTCACGCTTAGTGGGTTCCTCAATCGGAGACTCAACTTTAGGCGCGGCGGCTTTGGGCGCAGGTGCTTCTAACTTAGCTTGCTTGCCCGCCATGTCAGCTTGGTATGGTGTCATAACGACCATCTTCAGCACGTCAGGCTTCTTAGCTACTTCACTAGTCACAGCGTACTGCGCTTTGTTAATGTAGCCAGTCGGCGTAAACAACACAGACTGGTTGTCGTTCTCTTCGTTGAAGCTGATCTGCGTAACAACGTAGTCCAAGCTCTTGCCGTTGTTGGACAAGTACTTAGAGTAGTTTTCAAAGGTGTGAGTGTTTTCACCCGCGCCTTCGCCGAACAATGACTTGGATGCCAAGTTCATTTGATAGACTTCGCCTTCAAGTGAAGTACCGAAATCCTCTTTCAACACCATAGCGATACGGCGTGAGTAGCGGCAAGCCTTTGAGTTGCCCATGCCTGAACCTTTGATGTTCTGTTGGCAGTTGTCGCAACGCTCAGCTTGTGGGTTCTCTGCACCGGCATCAGGTGTACGACCATCGTTAGAGAAACAGTCGGGCGCAGTTGGCTCGGCATCGGGGCTCCATGCTTTTGCATAGAAAATACGACCCACGGCAGGGGATGCGTTAACGATGATGACGTCTAGGTTGCCCTTGACTTTACCCATCTCTTCACCGCCAACCGTCTTACGGAAGATTCCGTTTTTAGGCACGATGCGCTTGACGCCAGTCTTACCGGCGAGTTGTTTTGTGAGTGCGCTAACACCTGCAGTTTGCAGGAAGTCGGGCAAGTCTTCGTTGATGACTGTTAAGTTTGTCATTTCATTTTTCCTTTGAACGTCTAACTACCACGGAATAAGAATTCTCCACGTTGAGACCAGCGGGGAGAACTGTGGGATTCTCAGATAAAAACTCCTTCATGTTTGTTTGATGAAGTCTCTTCTCTAACAGGCCAAATGCACCATGATCTTCTATGAAGTCGTACATTGAATCCCAATCATTCGTCCAGTACCGTGACTTTACCGAGCGAATAATTGTGCCGTGTGGGGTGCGAATGCTATCAGCATTCATGTCTTTGCATACATCGAGCATCTGTGCTTCTAATACTTCCATTTGCTCTTTGAGATCGTTGTCTTCAGCTTCAAACATGCGCTTGTTGTCGGCACGCTTGTCTCTGATCTTGATATAGATTGTGGTCAGCTTGTCCAAATCTATGGGGGTAGCTGTGTCTTCATTCATCTAATTCTCCTAATGGTTGGGTGTGCGGCAGTAGCAGTTCACATGAAGCAGTGTTTCGTCCTAACAACAATGGAGCCAATGTAACGGCGCTAACCCGTTACCCACTACTGCCACACGAATACAAGTGTACTCTAACTTTTTACATTGTCAAGAGTTTCCGAAGAAATTTCTTGCTTGTACAGATCAATTACTTTTTGGTGGTTGTTGATGTTGCCCTGAAGCATCGTGTACATCTTGGCTTCAATAGGGCTACCTTTGATGTGCACCACAGTCATGTTATTAACTTGCCCGGGGCGGTCGATACGTGCGTTGGCTTGCAAGTACGTTTCAACACTTGTGCATGGAGCATACCAAATGATTGTGTTGGCGGCGGTTAGTGTTAACCCGTGTGATGCCGCCTTTGGTTGGATGATTAATACTTTTGGTTCAGGTTGCTCTTGAAACTGCTTGACAATATCTGAGCGTCTGTTTACAGGAACCGAGCCGTTAATTACTTCGCATGTAATGTTGTGCTTTACTAAATGCTTCTCAAGTAATTCAATCGTATGCGTAAACGGAACGAACACAAGCACTTTGTGGCTTGACTCTTCAATTACTTCTTGTACCACGTTGAGCCTATTGCTCACGTCAAACTCAATGACTTCGTTCGTATCCGTATACACCGCACCTCCAGCTATTTGCAAGAGTTTGTTAATTTGTACGGCGGCGTTGACTGCTGATACTTCTTCACCAGCGGCCTCAATCAGCATCTGCTTCTTTAGTATGTTGTAGAACTTTAACTGCTGCGGTGTTAATGGTGCATCTCGCTCAACAAATGTAACGGGCGGCAAGTCGAGGCAGTCGGCTTTCTCAAACCGAATTGCGGGTTGCAGTGCTTTGTGTACGATGAGTTGTGACGTTGGCTTAGGTATCCACTTGTACATAGTGAGCTTCATCATCACTGTGTCTCGGAACTGCCCAAAGAAAGGTGACACACCCTTGGGGTTCACAAGCTTTGCCAATCCGTAAGCATCCACAGGCGACTGCGCGGCAGGCGTACCAGTCAACATCCACAGACCCTTGATAACTTTTGTTAGGTCACGCAGGTCTTTCCAACGCTCAGTTTGTGCGTTCTTATATGCAGAGGCTTCGTCTACTACTATGAGATCAAACCCACCGGCAATAATTTCTTTCTTGACGATGCCCACACCATCGAAGTTAATGATGACGAACTCGGCACCGGCATTCACAATATCCTTGCGCTTACGTGCGGCTCCATAAGCGACTGATACGGTACGGTGTATTGCAAATTTAAATAAATCATTCTGCCAAGCCGACTTCATAATCGACAGGGGGCAGATCACTAATACACGCTTCACTAATCCAAGGGTCATGAGGTAATCGACTGCCCAAATTACTGATGCTGTCTTACCTGTACCCTGCTCATTAAAGCAGAACGCCTTGCGGTTTGTTGTAAGGAACTCTGCTGTTGTCTTCTGATGCTCGAACGGCGTGAACCCCGGGGGACGAGGCCACGTATACTCTGATAGGTTCATTTTTTCTTACGTTCCTTGGTGCTTACTTCTGATACTACTTTGTGGTTTGATGCGCGTTTGAACGAGCGATTGGCTGATGGCGTTTGAAGCTTGACTCCGTTTTTATTGGAGCCACCTTTAGATAGAGCCTTGATGTGAGCAACATCTTTTCCTTCGCGGACGTCAGCACGTCCATCTTTGTTTTTGTCTGCATTCTTTTTATCTATACCTTCTCTAGCACGCTGACGCTCTAAGCGTTCTGGGTTTTCACCACGCTCGATCTGCTGCTGATATTCTTTTTTATATGGTCGGGGTTTGTTTACGTAAGGCATGTTAGTTCCTTGAAAAGTTTTTGGTGTTAAAGAACGCGTTAGCGGTCTTATGTTTCGGCCTTCTCATCTTATACCCAAGTGCTAGAGCCGCGCAAATAAACTCGCCGTTAGCTATATACGTATCCTTATCACGTTCCACAGCATGCTTTAGTGCGTAACTGCTGAAACCCATGTTTATAGTTTTGCGTCGGTCGAGCCCATCATGTTCAAGCAACCACTCGGCACAAAGGTTCACGGCCTCCATACGAATCTCGCCTTCCCCACCAAAACCAAATTGAGTTAGGTCAGGGTAGTTGGCTTTCACCTCTGCAACTTTATCTTCGAACTCGTTAGCCATACTTTAGTTCCTGTTGTACTCACATTGTTTCACCGAGCAGAACTTGCACAGTGGGCCTTGGACGGGATTCCATACCCCGTTGTCTAATGCCGCCTCAATTCTTGCTACGTCTCGGGCGGCGGGTTCTATGTACTTTGGCATCATCTCCGAGTGGTGAACCGCCCTCACGAACTCTTTGCTTACCACGAATAACAGGGCTGACTTCACCCTCTGAATCTCCGGAAATTTCGCAAATAATCCACATGCGACAAGATCGAGTTGCTTCACGTCCGCATATCTCGCACTCTTGCTCGTCTTGTAGTCTATGGAGTGTGCCGTTCCCGTAGTCCGATTGATAATCACCAAATCTGCCACCCCATGCCACCACACATTCGGAGCATCGAAGTCGCACGACTCTAAATTCTTCGTCAACCCAAGTTTTACTTCGCATAATTTTTCTCCGGGGATGTTTTTTAAAACATCTAGGGTAGCTTGCATATAAGCAAACTGTTCAGGGATCGGAACATCGTCCCTAATATATTCCTCGGCTACAGTATGCGCTGTCTTTCCATACAGTGTTGCCTGTGTGTCCGGCTCAACAATGTCCTTGGCTATCTTAGTGTGGTAGTACTTCTTAGGGCACTGCTGAAATGTTTTCAGGCTACTGAATGACCAAACAATACTCATAACTCGTCCCATATATCGTTAGGCCAAACTAGCACAGGTGTTTCAATCCCTAGGTAGCCGCCTTCGATGTTGTATTCAATAAACTCCCGCGCTTCCTCGGCATCCATGCCGTCTCGCATAAGGACTTCCCGTATTTTCTCTGCGTCATATATTAATACAGATACTTGCGTACTGTCACGCCAAATGCTTGCGGGCCCAATGATCGCTTCGTCATATCCGTCGTACTTAATCATCGCTTCATCCCCCGCACAAAAGCGGCGAAGCTTGCCATTGTGTCCTTCTCAAAGGCTTTCATCTTTTCAAACTCTTTGGCTACTTCTTCTAGTACGTCGTTTCGGTTTGAATTGTTCACTTCCAAAATTTTTGCGTTAATTCGTTTCTCGGTTTCCGTTTCTCTGCGTGTCATCTCGGTGCATCCTCATGATTATCAGGGTTGAACTTAGGTACTCGGTTGCCCGTGTCCTTGGGGTTTGGAAATGGTGGGAAAGGCCAAGTCATTCTTCACCCCCGTCAAAAGTTCGTATGCCTCTAGAAGGTCTTTGCTTTCGTATACGACTGCTTAAAGTTCCGGACTCTTTGGTTTCTGCGTTGTGCATTTCTTCTAACAGGCTAATCCAATCGTCAAGTAAATTTAACTGCAAGCTACTGCCCATAAGATAAAACTCAGATGCCATCTTTACATTACCTGTACCCTCACGTATGTTTATAGTGAGACCACCAACATTCATCCCTTTACGATTACCAAGTTTGCGTAGTTGTGTCATGATTCCCTCGCTTTTAGCATTTCGTCCGCAATTGCGTACGCTTTTTGTGCCGCTTCATGTGGGTACAAATCGTAATCCCCAGCTAGATAACTTTGCAAAGCCCTTGCCGCAAAATAATCGCGTATGCTGATGCCAAAGTTTCTCTCATCGGGGAACGCTTGGATTTCAGTGCTATCTTTCATGGTTTCTCCTTTAATATGGTTTCTAATCTATCAAGTGCTTTATCCCAACTGTCGTAGTCGATGCTGTTACTAAACGAATTCACCACGGCCTTAGCCGCAGACTCAACACGTTCTAGCCTATCGATACGCGCTCGCATCAGCCGATTCTCAACTTCCAAGTCGGCAATGTTTAAATCCAATTCTCTTTCTGCATCTGTCATAGGTCGTCTAGTCCTTTCTTTAACAACTCTTCAAAGTCTTCGTCAGCCTTTATGTCTTGATATATTAGTTCCGCAAACTGCATCAGACTGGTAAAGTCGCCGCGAACTTCCATTTCATCAATCGACTTATTTTCTTGGTCGTGTGGAAGTAATCCCGCCAACATAGCAAACGAAATAACTTGACCAAGCCGCACTTTTGGCTCTTTTTTAACAGTCTCCATAGCTCTCTCCGTATCCTGCTTCGCAGTTCAAAGGTAACTCCATGCCCCAATCCGGGCGGGTGCGCATGCACATCTCAACGTATTCCTTAGCAGTTTCAACTTCTGCTTCGGGCGCAATACAAGCAATAGCATCATGCACAGTCATCACGACTCGGTACTTCTTTGCAACCATTAGCATCTGCTCACCGATCACAATCCGAGCCAAGGCTTGACATACGTTTTCAATTACCTTGCCGCCATAAATGCGTGTCGGTATAACTGCCTTGCCCTTCTTGGTGTCGTACACCAGCTCTGACTTTCCCTCCTCGTTCTCTACTATGCGTAGGTTGGGGTAGCGTAGGTAAAGCGTATTAGGTAATAGGATGCCGTCACTACCTTCAATCTTTAAGATACCGCCTCGGCCCAACGTCGTTTGCTGATTCTGTAGTACGGCTTTGAGGGCTGACGCCGCAGACTTCCATAGCTCAGTAATCTTCGGATACGTAGTTCGATATGTGTCGATAATCCGTTTCGCTTCATCCAACTCGATCGTGACATTGAAGTTCTTAAGTTGCGCTTGGAATTTTGCCGCGCCCATCCCGTACCCGCACCCAAGGATAGTGGTCTTGCCAACAAACCTTTCGTCCTTTGTAATCTCTGAAATCTTCTTGCCATATATAGCCGTTGCCATGATTTTGTATACATCTTCACCCCGATCAAATGCGTCTACTAAGTCGTCTTGTTCCGCAAGCCATGCGAGCGTACGGGCTTCAATTTGTGATGAGTCTGAATCAATCATCATGTAGCCGTCCGGGGCAATGATTGCTTTCTTTAATGGTGAGTTGCGTTGTAGGTTCTGCAAATTTAATTTGTCATCCCCTCCCCAACGACCAGTGTGTGCCGCATAGTAGCGTAGTGGTACAGGCAATGAACCACGTTCAGAGATACCAAGAAACCTTTCAGTCCTTGTCTCTTCTATCGTAGACTTAGTACCCAATCTCGCTGCCACTAAAGATTGAACCTGAGTATTTGGATGCTCGAGGAGTGCCTTGAACTCTTCGTCTGTTTTAGAGAACGCAAAGGTTTGTTTGCCGTTTGCGGGGCTGACTTTCATTGGTGGTGATACACCATAGCCTTCCAAGATAACCGCAAACTTTAAATTGCTCATCAAGTCATCTTTGTCGAAGTTCTCGAGTAGCTCTTCCTTGCGTTGCTTCTCTCGCAACAAATGGTCTTTGATAAGGTCTCCGTTCAACTGCAACACAGGGTCGGTAAACATGCGCACAGTCAAATCAATCAAGCGCAACTCAATAGCGGGGAAGCCAGCAGACATTGCGTTAAACAATTCCCACGTAAGAGTAACGTCGTTCTTACAGTAGTCACCATAACGCTCTAACTGTGCGGGGCTGAAGTCGGCACGATGAAGACCTAATGCGTTTTCTACCTCTGTACCCTTTTCACCGAGGCCGTAATAGTTCGACAGCACCTTCAAGCTACCGCCTACGTTAGTGCCATGCAAGGCTCTGCCCATAGATAAAGTATCAAGCCAACCTTTGGGGCTGAGTCCGTAGACCCACTTCAAAATCGCTCCATCGAACGGGGCGTTGTGCGCTAACGCCAAAGAGTTCGCCCAATCGAATCGGGTGAGGAACTGGTGCATGGCTTCACCATCACCGCTAAACCACTCGGGCTCACCATCGTTGATCTGTACGGCTACGCCAATAGCCTCAAACTGCGGGCTACGAATGTATTCCTCAGTGGTAACTTTTGTTAGGCTGAACTCACGAGAATAATAAGTCTCGAAGTCAATCGTCAGAATGTTCATTTGGTTCTCTTAAAAGTTTCATCATGCCTTCTGCTAACTCTAGGTCTATGTGTTTGGCTAGGGTTGTGCTTGTTCGCTTACCTTGAACAAAGTCCCATCTATATATGGTGCATTTGCCGTACCTTCTTTTCATGTGGTACTCGGTGCGGTTCAGTTCTGCATACGTCTGTCCGAACAACTTATCTAGCGCGGGTAGTAGTTCGTTAACTAACTGTTGTCGACTTATGGGCATTGCTTTTCCACCCATGCCTTAAAGTACTCTATGTTTGTTTCGTAGATGACCGCAGTCTCGCCACCGGATTCTCGGATAGCCTTAAGATTCTTTTCTTGTAGTGCGGTAGTCTTGCCGTTGCCCGCCTTGGCTTCGATCGCTAAGAACTTGCCGTTGACGCAACACAGGAAGTCAGGCACACCGCTATTGCCGTAGCCAGTACCGATAGGCATGGCGTAGTAGATGTTGTGGGCTTTGAGGATTGCCTTGATCTTTGCCTTGACCTTGGCTTCAGGTGTCGTTGCCATTACTTCACCCACTCGATCAATGTTAAACCTTTGTGCTGATACACCGCTAGGAGTAATCTGTCGGGTATTGTTTCGCCTTCTTCCCAAGCGTAGCAATGCTCGCACTCAAACTCAATCAGCATGCCATGACGTCTAGGGCTTGGGTTGCTTGTGGTTTCGTCAGTAACTATTACAGTCGATGTATCAGTATGTGCTTGAACACACGTAACCTCTGTATGCTTGCCGTCTTCTTGACGATTAAAGACTGTGACTGTACCTTGGTGTAGATTGTTAGCCCCGCACTGTGGACATATCAATATGTTGTCTTCTAACTCTGCGTCTTGATACCTCATGACCAACTCCAATTTATTTTCAAGTCTTGATTGTAGCTGAAGTTTTTACTTTGTCAATAGTACAGACGTAAAAAAGCCACCCGAAGGTGGCTAGTGGTTTCCCTAACAAATGTTAGGACATGGTGCTCAACTCACGTTCCAAGTACCATTTGGCTTTCTCTAAGTCTTGCTTGCGGTTGCCCTTGTGGTCGGCACGTGTCAGATACTTCACTACGTTGCCGATGTTGTAGTTCAACTTCTTAGCTTCAATGAAGTCGATCGTCTCGATACCACCTACTTTGTAATGAGCAGGGTTGTTCACCAGATCATCAAACTCGGGCTCAAACATTTCGATCATGCGGTGTCCGTCTTCTGACTCCATGCGCAACTTGGGGTTGACGAACGGAATGTCCGAACCAAACAAACCGATCTGTTCCCAATTAGGTTTGGGTAATGAGGGCATAGCTTTATTAGTCATAGCTTTCTTCTTCTGCATACCTCCGGACTTCTTTGCCTTGGTTTTATTTTTCATGTTCCACATAACTGTGTATACGTACTGACGATTTACGCCCATCTTCTTTGCTATGTTCATAGGCTTAGTGAATGGATGCTCAGCTACAAACTGACGGATTTTGTCAGCCTTGGTCACGGGTTTTTCTTTCACTGTTTCAGTTGCTAATTCGATCACGATGTTTCCTTAGTTTGGTTGTTAACGTACTCGGTAAGAACTTCTCTCATCTTGGCTTGCTTTGTATACGCATAGTTTGTGTTGAAGTAATCCATCACATCCTTTGGTAGACGCAAGCTCGTGCAAAACAGCGAGGGTTTCTTACCAACCCCCCGCCCCTTGCGTTTCTTCTCTAACTTTAATTCTTCAATTCCTGTTGTCATTTTTTAATCCTTCGTAATACTTTTTAGGGAATGGGTCTTTTTTATCCAATAACTCACGTAGCCACTGCGCACCACCAAGGTGATTAAAAATAATCCAATGCCTATCAGACATTCGTACTTGCTTACCCATTACTGACCTACCAATTAAAGGTTCAGGCGGCTTTGGTCTTGGCATTTAATAAACTCCTTGAGATCACTCTGTTAGCCCAACATCTAGCACACGACCACCTTTGTGGTGACAATTCGATTCCCCCCTCGGGGGGCTTCAACTCTTCGCACTTGTTGCATAGCTTGTACTTGTGTACAGGTTGCTTGCTTCCAAGTTCAAGTTGTCGGTTTACAAATCCATTCATTCTTCTAATCCTTTCTGAACTAAATCTGCAATCCTGTCTAACATTTGTTCGGGATGCCCGCCTATGTTGAACACTCGATCAATCTCAATCAACGCTAGGTAATACTCCTCACCTCTTAGCGCATGCTTGAGCTTGGTCTCGTCTTGTGGATACGTGAACTCAAGTACGGCTTTCATACGCTGCTCCCTTGGTGATACGGATAAGCAAGCGTGCCTTACGAAATGTTCTGCGTATGTCGGTGTGTGCCGCATCTATCCACTTGAACTTGGGGTCGTTACACCCCCGCAGGGGTATAGCTTTTGAGCTATATTTAATTTCTTCTTTCATCTCATACTCCTTGGCTAACATTTGTTAGCTCATCAACCAACAAAACAAATATCTCACTCGATACCTTGCAACCTACATCGGTGAGATACTGCTCATCTTCTACAAGTTTGAGCATGCCCATCTTCATACGCATATCCAAAGGGAGCGTATTATCATCGTATAGCTCTACGTTGTCACCTATCTTGACTAGGTATTTACCCAAGTCTTTGACTACTAGCGCAGTCTTATTAGCACTAAAGTCCTTCTGAACTTTATCGATAGTTTGCATCTCAGTATCGAGTAGCACTACCTTCTCCATAGAGGTAGTAACTTTATGCTTGAGCGAGGGTATTGCTTCTTTCTTTATGAACTCCATGAACATATCAAACCCTTTGGTTTCGACCCACGCCAACATCTCATTCTTAACAAGGCTTTGGTGTTGGGTACGATCACGCTCTTTGTTCCAGCTCGCTCGAGACACTACACGTTCTGCCGCATCCTTAGCCTTATTGATACGCTCAGACGGGTTCATCTTGCCGAACATCTTCTTCGCTGTGAGGATAGCTTTGTCTGCATCCACTGTGCGATATGAGTCCGAGCGTTGTCTGCCCTTACCAATACGATCGTTACTGATACAGATTACACGCCCGCGCTGACCCATGTAACTCAACCCGATAGTGCCTAGCTCTTCACCATCTAGCTTGACCGAGAACCCGCAAGCCACTCGATCATTACCCATAGACAAACCACTGTTAACGATAACGAAAGTCCACAGTGGGTTCAACGAAGCCAGTCGGCTAACCACAGGGTCAAGCATCCCGAACACGCCAGTCAACTTCAACCCTTCTTTGTTCAAAGACTTCTGCAAGTCTTCACCAATAACTACGTTACTCAAACTCAATGTATTCATACTCATGTTCATTACTCCTAACAAATGTTATTACCACTCGAACTTACCCAAGATCGCATCGACCTTGGACTTCAAATTCTCACGAACCAACGGGCTATCCTTGACCTCTTCAATGTCAGCTCCGAGCATCGCTAGCTCTACTTGCCTACGTGCATCCTCTAACTTGGGATCATTAGTAATATTTAGTTTTGTCAATAGCTCGCACAACTCCAATGGGTTGGAGATCAATGAGTCGTGGAAACGCTTCTTACTATCACCCACATCTTCTAGCTTCTTGGACATACCCAAGAGAACTTCGTGCAGGCGCTCCCATGGTGTACGCATCGCATCGGCCAGCTTCTCCGAATACTGCACCTCGTACGCCGATCGCATCTCCTCTAAGTCATGCGCGGGAATGTCCAAGCGAAAGTCGCCAGCCTCGGGCAAAGGCTTCACGCTACGTCTAAAGCTGAACTTAGTCCTAACATTTGTTAGATCAGGGTAGTCCTCTGCTTTGTACATAGAACCCAAGTTAACCTTAGCTTCCTCAACCAGTCGCTCGTACTCGTCAAAGAAGTTATCGCACAACATGTTGAACGTACGCTCGTATCCATTCATGGTCTGCTTGTAGTCCATGAACAACTTGGTCGGCAACATGCGCTCACCCTTGTCTGCCCAAGGTAAGGTGTGTTGGTTGTTGTATAGACGTACGCGGGCCGCAAACTTCTCAATGTCTGCTCGTAGGCTTGTACCCGCAAACAGATTCTTCTTGGTCTGTGACGCATCTTTGTGTGCTGATGCGCTTGCATTGACTTGGCTCGTGATTTCACGATCGATCTTTGCC